CCATCTTAATAGATGGCTCGCGTTAGAACCTTCCCAGGCACCATGCCTTCACGCAGTAAAAACTGTGTATATCCGCTCGACATCCACGGACTGACGACATAGGGACTGGAGAACGTCTCGACTCCTACAGGGGGATCCTCTACGTACGAGGTTAGTAGGTAGGAGTTGACCACGGCTAGAGCTTGCGCTTGTCTGGTGCCACGGTCCCGACTGTACCTTCTGTACTTCTCAGGGTATAGAGCGCCACGAACTATTTCTGACATAGGTCTCATAGGGAACCCATTGTGCCAGTGTCGTCCAAGGTACTCCACCACATCGGTTGATAGGCCGTGAGAACCCTTCTGCTGGTTCACTGAGAAGCCAAGAGAAGCAAGGAATCCGCTCATTTGCTGTAACAGGTCAGCACCACCATCTCTGTTACAAAAGAACAGACAATCATCACCTAATACAAACACGTTCTCATCCTTAAGTGCGAGCTCGAAACGAGACGAGCAAGCATACAGTAGAGCCACGTTCGCGAACGAGTCCACCAGCTGAGTAAAGTAGCTGCCACTTGGCACGCCACCAACTTTACCCGTCACCATCACAGGAAACTTCGCCATCGCCTTTGGCATAACGATGGGTGTCGTAATGAAGTATCTTTCGATAACATCGAAAGCTTGTCCTACGGTGACATTCTCCAGGATCTTGTCTTCCAGGTCAAACCAACTCCGAAATGCATTAAAGGCATAATGAATCAGGAGAGGAGAGACACAAGAGTCAAACTGGCTGTAGTCAATCGAATAGTGAAACCGCGTTGAGGAGGCAGATCTCCGTAAACGGCTACCAATCTCATGACTGAACTGTCCGAAGGTCATGACACCTTCCGTACTACTGAAGTAATTGATTAATGGTCTTGCGACACACGCCTCAATCATTGTCATCTCCAGTGGGTACATCCAGACGAGTCTGGTCTTTTTCTTACGCTGAGTTCGAACACCCGCTAAGCAAGGCGCAGGCGCCTTACCATCACATAGGATAGCTTGAGCTTTGTCAAGGCCTATAGTGAAGGCTTGTGCTTTACTTTCACCGTAAGCAGTTAACCCCGCCGAACGATCGCCTTTGATCGAGAGGTCAGAATACAATTCGGCTACTCCACGCATGAGGTCAACAGGCTTGAGCTTCATCGACGTATGCGGACATGCAAATGTCCTAAACGCGCTGGAAAGACCGTGCTTTAGATGGCTACTAGCGCCATTCCCTAGATACTCACGGTCATAGTGTCCGAGCTGCTCCCAGAGTTTAGTATACGAATACTCGCTCCTATACTCTGAGGTATGCTCGAAAGGGATGCCCTGCTGGTGGAGCACAGCCTCGACTACCTTATCTACTAGCTGATTTGGATTGTCGATGCTCTGTCGGGCATTCCACTGCACTAGATACTGGGCGCGGAATGGACGTACGTGAATACGAACCAACTCCTCTACACATGTTCTACGCTGCTACACGAGTCTGGGGCACCGTGAGCTTCACCCATAACATCATACCATTTAGGCTCAGAACATGATTCGTGCTATCATATCCTTCCTCCAAGACAAGTTGGGTTTCGCCGTAACCCAAAGGTCACACATCCTCCAACATCCCACTGGCTGTGAGATTACTGAATTCACT